GATGATGGGTTACTTCCGATCAGCCTGTTACAATACCCTTGTTGATGGTAACAAGCTGGCCTACGTCTATGGTCGTCACTCCAAGAACTTCTCTGTCCCTAGCTTTGCAAGTAAGATCAGGGCAGCATCAGACTATATTGCTAACGATGGAATAAATAAGATGCACCACTGGTATAATACTCCTGTCCATAGAGATCAGGCTATCAGTCTGTTCAGCAACACACTGGCAAAGCGTATAGACAACGTAACCAAAATGCATAAACCTAACAAGGTGATGCTGTCAAACCTGATGAAAACCTTTGACGAAGAGAACCGTCACTTGATTGGACGGGGTAACTACGAAGGGTATAGTCAACAGACAGAAGGCACTCTCTGGACTGCGTATCAGGCAGCTACGGCATGGTCTACCCATGTGCCTAAAGCTAACACACGGGTTATGCGTGAGGACAAAGTGAGGAAGATGATGGACTCACCACACTGGAAACAATTGGAGGTAGTAGTATGACTGACCTACAAAATTTAAAGAAAATCAAATACATCTTGGAAGAAGAAAAGTGGAACCGTGCAAATGTACAGGAAGTTCTGCTTGTTGTTGACAAGATGATAGAAACAAAGAGCAAGAAGCGTAAGGCTATCAAGTCAGGGGTAGCTACTGCTAAGTCAGCCGTCCGGAATGCACCCAAAAAGAAAGCACCTGAAATGTTTTCTTGGGAATGGTGGATGGCTTGATGGTAAAGAAGCCTGACAGCAAGTACGACCCGACACAACATCGGATCAAGAAGCGTACATCAATAGGGGCGGGAAATCTATCCCGTCCCAACAACAAACACAAACGCCGTAACTGGAAAAAATATAGAGGACAAGGAAGGTAACTATGGATATACTTATAGCTTTACTAGACCTACTGTTATTAGGAGTACTGTAGTGTCTTATATTATTACACAGGCACAAGAAGATGTTATAGAAAGTGTAGACGATATTGATTTAATGATTGATGAAGAGGAAGAAAGCGTCTACATTTTTAAATCTTATGAAGAAGCTGCGGCATACCTTATGTGTCATGGTATAAAAGAATTATCTGGTGGATTTCCCTTTAATATAAGAATAGAGAGACTACAATGAAGATATTATATATACTACTAATAAGTATATTATATATAACACCCCTGAAAGCAGATGAACTGTCTTGTATGGCTGAAGCGGTGTACTTTGAAGCACGTTCTGAATCATTCGTAGCGCAACTTGCTGTGGCAAATGTTATTCTTGAACGTGTTTCTTCTGACAGGTATCCTAATAACATCTGTTCTGTGGTACATCAGAGCAAGAAATGGAAAGGAAAACCAATAAGAAACAAGTGTCAGTTTTCCTACTGGTGTGATGGTAAACCAGAAACTATAGCCAACGTAGATGCATACCAACAATCCGTTAGTGCTTCGGAGCTTGCCCTTCAGGGTGTACTTCTAGCACAGACTGACGGTGCTACACATTATCATGCAGCATATGTTGTCCCTTACTGGGCAACTGACGACAGCTTTATAACCCTAGGTCAGGTAGGGAACCATATCTTTTATGTTGACATACGACAGTAAAGAGAGTATAATATGGTAATATCAAACGAAATAAGTTTACTAAGAAGTCATGTAAATAAACTTAAAAATAGAGTGGAGGAGCTTGAAAAAATTATAGATAATTTAAGAATAGAACTTTCAAAAGAAAAACAAAGTAACTCTAAAACCCAATGGGTAGAATACGATGACAAAAGTTTACGACTTTGATTGGTACAGACTACAACGTGAAGATGTATTAAGAAAATCTTTGGGATACGACAAGGAATTATGGGAAGCAATGAGAGAATCAGGCTATGATGTTACTTCCCCAAAAGATAGAGATCAATTCTTCAAAGATTTAGAGGATTTAAGTTAATGAGTAGAAACCTATGGCAGAGAGAGCGGAAGGAGTTGTTCCGTTCTCTGGTGGGACAGTATAAGTCAGAGGGATACAACGATAAAGAAGCTAAACGTCTGGCTAGACTAGAGGCTGATGACATAATGACTGACAAAGAAAGTTTCGTTGAAACTATATGGGAGGAAGCCTTCGATGACGGTTGAACTGATTGATCATATGGGTAGTGATCTATCTGTTGTTAACGCAGCAAGAGTAAGTTTCAACAGGGAGAGTAAGAAGCTATCCAGTAGTGATACTGGTCTTATAAAATATCTGGCAAAGCATAATCATTGGACACCCTTTGGTCATGCCTCTGCACAGTTTAGGATTAAAGCTCCAATCTTTGTGGCACGGCAACTGATGAAGCATCAGGTGGGTCTAGTCTGGAATGAGGTAAGCCGTCGCTATGTCAAGACAGACCCAGAGTTTTGGAAGCCTGACTACTGGCGGCAGGGAGCAGAAGATGTTAAGCAAGGATCGCTCAGAAAAAAAGTGGCATCTCAAACTGTGATGGATCATATGTTTTCTGATGCAGAACGTCACTGCGCTGATGCTTATAAGGCCATGCTTGAATCAAACGTGTGTGCGGAACAGGCCAGAGCAATACTACCACAAAGTCTCTTGACAGAATGGTACTGGTCTGGTACACTTATGGCCTTCTCCAGAGTTGTTGCTCTACGAAGTGGCAACGACGCACAACTAGAGACTAGGAATATTGTTAAAGAAATAGGCACACATATGGAGGAGTTATTTCCCGAATCATGGAAAGCATTATGTGGAAGTTAGTATTAAAGAAGGAGTTTGGAAATGTGGTTGTTGAGAATTTTCGCACAAAGAAAGAAGCGGAAGAAGAATTACAAAACAGGGCCAACCTCACTAAGCATCTTACCGGACAATCTACAAGAGGAGTTTATGAAATCCAAAAAGGATAGAGACATGCAAGTTCTTATTGAAGTATACAAACCAAGTGAAAGGGGAGGAATCCAGACAGCGTTTAAAGCTGGATGGCGTGGCCTTGAAAGAGTTGACCAGATTGAAACACTTATATCATTAGAGAAGGAGTTAGCTGCACAGAGAAAAGAAATATCTTCTGAACTACATAAACACAGCAAAGGAAAGTGGTAATGCCCCCGGTTAAAACCCATCAATCCTGTCCCGATTGTGGTGGCACAACCTGTGTCACCGTCAACGATTGGGGAACCTACTGCCACAAATGTCATACCTCAACCCCTAACAAGGATATGAAAGATATGGAATCGGAACCTGTAAAGAAGGTGGTCCCTATGAATACACAGAACAAGGCACAATACAAATACTCTGATATATCAGATAGACGTATCAGTTTAGAAACGTGTAAGAAATATGATGTGACTGTTGTTAAGGACGGCAACATGATCACGCATCATCGGTACAATTACTATAACGAGAATGGTAAACATGTTGGTAGCAAGTTTCGTCGCACCAACGACAAGGAGTTCTGGTCAGAGGGTGATCTCTCTGGTTGTGGTCTGTTTGGTCAGAACCTGTTCAATCAGGGTGGCAAGTTCATCACCATATGTGAGGGAGAACTGGATGCAATGAGCGCCTATGAACTGATGGGTTCAAAGTGGCCCTCTGTTTCCCTCAAGAATGGGGCAGCATCAGCACTGAAGAACTGTAAGCAATCACTCCGCTACCTCAGTAAGTTCGATACCGTGGTGCTGTGCTTTGACAACGATGAACCGGGAAAGAATGCAGCGCAGGAAGTAGCCAAGTTATTTGAACCTAACAAGTGCAAGATCGTGGACCTTGAACTGAAGGATGCCAATGAGTATCTGAAGACAGGTCAGCGTGAGAAGTTCACTCAAGCATGGTGGAACTCTCGTACCTACACACCAGCAGGTATCATCAACCTTGCTGACCTTGGTGCTTCTCTCTATGACGAGACAGAGAACCAGACCTGCCCCTATCCTTGGTCCGGAATGAACGACAAGACCTATGGTATGCGTACTGGAGAGCTTGTCACGTTTACCTCTGGTGCTGGCATGGGTAAGTCCAGCATCATGCGTGAACTTATGTACCATATCATGCACAACACCGAAGACAATATTGGTGTGCTTGCAATGGAGGAGAACACCAAGCAGACTGCTTTCAACATTATGAGTGTCGAGGCCAATGCTAGGCTGTACATTCGTGAGATTCGAAAGGAGTACACGCAGGAACAGCTAGACGAGTATGAGAAGAAGACCATTGGCAGTGGCAGGTTCTTTGCTTTCGATCACTTTGGCAGCGTCAGCAACGATGAAATCCTTGATCGTATCAGGTACATGGCAAAGGGTCTGGACTGTAAGTGGGTCTTCCTAGATCATCTGTCCATCCTTGTCTCTGGTCAGGAGGACAACGGAGATGAACGCAAGTCCATTGACATTCTGATGACCAAGCTTCGCTCTCTTGTCGAGGAGACAGGCATTGCCCTGCTGCTGGTCAGCCATCTGCGTAGGCCATCAGGTGATAACGGACATGAGAATGGGCGTGAGGTTACGCTATCACATCTTCGTGGCTCTGCTTCCATTGCTCACCTGTCTGATGCAGTAGTTGCGCTGGAGCGTGATCAACAGGCAGACGATCCTATCGAAGCTAATACCACCACCATTCGTATTCTAAAGAACAGGTACACTGGAGATACTGGCGTGGCCTGTTACCTGCACTATGATGGACAGACCGGACGCATGACAGAGATTGGAAATCCTTTCTTGGAGAATGAAGAATAATGAAAAAATTTAAAATACCTACACACCAAAGTTTTGATCATGTAGAAAACTATTTAAAAGAAAAGGGTTTAACTTTTACTGAGAATCCTAAAGTACTAGTCGCAATTTACATTGATGATCCTGATCCAGAAAAAAGTTATAAATCTTATAAATATTATTGGACTACTGGTAGGTGGGCCGTCCTATTTAATGGAAAAAATAAATATAAAAAACATTACTGCTGTAAAAATATTGAAACTTTAGTTGATAAATATATTCTTGGAGAATGACAATGACAGTTAAGAAAAAGTTTGACAAAGCATTGTATGATATGGCCGACAAAGCTGCAAAAGATGCTATGGTTACGTGGCTGAAAAACAATGACCATACCAACATAAATACTAATGAAACTACTTACTTTGATATTGTTAGCACGGTAGCACCAGAACTTCCCAGACACCTCTATGAGGTAGAGGTAAAGTATTCTTGGCGAACACCGTGGCCTGACTCATGGGGGGAGATACGAATACCGTATCGAAAGAAGAGACTGCTTGACAAGTGGAAGGATGAATGTTATAATGATCTACTTACATTCGTGGTCTTTCGTAATGATTGTAGTCAGGCATGGTTCATGGATGGTGGCACTGTGCTTGATGCAGAGGTTAAAGAAGCCTCTAACCGTAACATAAGAAAGGGCGAACAATTCTTTCACATTCCAATGTCAGACGCATACCTAGTGGATATGAAAAATGAAAGCAGTAGTAGACATAGAGACTGATAGTCTTAACGCAAAAGAAATACATTGTATAGTAGCGAAGAAGTACGACACAGGAGAGACAAGACAGTGGGTGCAGGGCGAGTGCGGTGAGTTCAGGGAGTGGTCAAAGCGCATTGATACTTTTATCATGCATAATGGTATCAGCTTTGACGCCCCTGTCCTTAACAGGCTCACAGGTTCCGACATCAAGCTGGAACAGATACGTGACACACTGATTGAATCTCAACTGTACAATCCTGTCAGGGATGGTGGTCACTCTCTTGAATCTTGGGGCAAACGTCTAGGCTCTGAAAAGATAGAGTACAATGACTTCAATCACTTCTCTCCTGAGATGCTAGAGTACTGCAAGCAGGATGTTAATGTAACTCAGAAGCTTGGCATGGCTCTGGAGAAAGAAGGCAAAGACTTCTCTGACAGGTCTTACAATCTGGAACGTCAGGTTCGTAGCATTGTGGACAGGCAACAGGAGAATGGCTTTGCCTTTGATATTATGAAGGCCATGATATTGGAAGCAAATCTATCTGATGAGTTATATAAACTTGAGGAGAAAGCACACGATATGTTTCCTCCCAAGGTGGAGAAGCGAGTATCGGAGAAGACCGGCAAGCCTCTGAAGGATAAGGTAACAGAGTTCAACATTGCCAGCCGCATACATATTGCAGAACGTCTGGAAGAGATGGGCGTGAAGTTTACTGAACGCACTGAGACAGGCAGGGCAGTGATCAATGAGTCGGTGCTGGACAAGATTGATCTGCCAGAGGCACAGATGTTCTCTCGTTACTTTCTTCTACAGAAACGAACAGGACTTCTAAAGTCTTGGATACAGGAGTGCAGCGATCAGGACAGGGTGCATGGCAGAGTGCTAACACTCAAGACTATCACAGGTCGCATGGCACACCACAAACCTAACATGGCACAGGTTCCTGCTGTGTACTCTCCCTACGGTAAGGAGTGTCGTGAGCTATGGACTATATCCAACCCTGATACCCATCAGCTTGTTGGTACAGATGCCAGTGGCCTTGAACTTCGTTGCCTTGCACACTACATGGGTGATGAGAAGTTCACCAATGAAGTTCTGACAGGTGACGTTCACACTGCCAACCAGAAGGCTGCTGGACTACAGACCAGAGATCAGGCAAAGACATTTATCTATGCTTTTCTATACGGTGCTGGCCCCGGCAAGATAGGAACTGTCGTGGGTGGTTCATGGACAGAGGGAGAGGAACTGATAGCAAAGTTTCTGAAGAACATGCCGTCCCTGAACAGGCTACGAAAGACTGTCACTGAGGCAGCTAAGTCTGGCAGGATCACGGGACTTGATGGCAGGAAGCTACATATCCGACACGAACATGCAGCCCTTAACACTCTGCTTCAGGGTGCTGGTGCTATTGTCTGTAAGCAGTGGCTGGTAGAGATGGATCGTATGATCTGGGAGCATGGACTGGATGCCAAGCTTGTGGCCTCTGTGCATGACGAGTACCAGTTTGAGGTAGCCAAGCCAGACACAGATAGCTTCACCAAGATAACAAGGGAGGCTATGAAAGCTACGCAGAATATACTAAACTTTAATTGTGATCTGGACTGTGATTATAAAGTTGGAAATAATTGGGCAGAGACACACTAATGGTAGAACAATTTGAGTTTTTTGATGATATCAAATCAATAGATAAATCTAAAGGCACTAAAATTTGTATTAAATGTAAACAAGAAAAAGCTCTTGAAAGTTTTATAACTTTAGGAAGAAGAGACCTTAAAAACAATCATGTAAGAATGAATATATGTAAAAAATGTGAACGAAAAAAAATGAATCAAGTAAAAGAATTAAAGAAAATATATTCTTATCCGAAAGAAAATTATAAATGTCCTATTTGTTTTAAGGTGCCTGAACAAATTATCCCAGAAACAAACGGAAAGACATCTCCATTTGTTTTAGACCATGATCATAAAACTGGAGCATTTAAGGGGTGGATATGTAATAAATGTAACTCAGCGTTAGGTTTTTTTGAGGATAACATTGATAATGTGAAAAGAGCCTTAAATTATTTAGAGGATTATGAAAAAAGATGTTGACACTAGCACTCTATCCGTGCTATAATATATGCTGTTGTTTTGTAGTAGACAGCATCGGGGAATGATCCCCACTCATGGCCGCAATGGTGCGGTATTTATAAAGGAGAATAGAATGAACGATCCTATTTACATTTCTGGTAAGTGCCACTATGCTTCCATCACGGAACCCAACACTAAGTTTGATCCGGTGTGGAGCATTCAGATCGAAGTCGATGATGACAATCGCTCAGTCATCGAAGGTGCTAACCTTCCCATTGCAAACAAGGGCGATGATCGTGGTGACTTTGTAACTATCAAGCGCAAGGTTATGCGTAAGGATGGTACGCAACGTCAGGCACCCATCGTCAAAGACTCACAGAACAACCTCTGGGATGGCAAGCTGGTAGCCAACGGCAGTACTGTAAATGTCAAGGCTATTCCTTTTGAGTGGAGCTACGCCGGAAATTCTGGTGTATCTGCTGACCTTGCAGCAATACAGGTAGTTGACTTCATTGAGTACTCTGGAGGTGGGGGCGAAGACTTTACCCCTGTTGAAGGAGGTTACGTGCAGCAGAATGAAGCTGTTCCCTTTTAACTAGCATAGAAAGGAAGGGGGAGGGAGTTTCTGGTCCTTACTCTCTCCCTCTTTTTATTATGAAAACAATAGATACTCTCGTTGAAGATATATATAGTCTGTTCACACTTGATCCTATAGACATGGACGAGAGTGAGGTAGACAAACATATAGATACCTTCGGTGAAATGCTGAAGGTTCACATAAAAGATTTTCTATATGAAACACCAAAAGATCGTGGCAATCTCAGGCTATCCGCTATTGGAAAACCTGATCGTCGCCTCTGGTATGATGTTAACAAGCCGCTGGATCAGAGTGATCTGACGCCAGCCACACGCATTAAGTTTTTATATGGATATATTCTGGAAGAACTTTTGCTTCTGTGTTCCACCATATCAGGACATGAAGTAACAGATCAACAGAAGGAAGTGGAGGTGGAAGGTGTTACCGGACATCAGGATTGTATTATTGATGGCGTCGTTGTTGATTGTAAGTCTGCTAGTGGTATTGGATTTGATAAGTTTAAACATAACAAGTTAGCAGAGGATGATCCCTTTGGATATGTTGCACAGATATCTGCCTATGCGGAAGCTAACGGCATTAATGAAGCAGCATTTCTTGCTATTAATAAATCAACAGGAGAAATATGCCTTACCAAACTACATCACATGGATATGATTAATGCAAAGCAAAGAATCACCCACCTTAAAGGAGTGGTTTCAGATGATAATATACCTGATAGGTGCTATTCCGATATACCTGATGGTAAGTCTGGCAACCGTAAGCTTCCTATTAGTTGTGTTTATTGTGGATACAAGAGGGATTGTTGGTCTGATGTTAACCAAGGCAAAGGTATTCGTGTGTTCAAGTATGCACATGGTCGCAGGTATCTTACCAACGTGGCTAAAGAACCTGAAGTGGTGGAAGTAACTAACTGGTAATGCACTGGGAGTATAAAAAAGATTTTGATACAAAGAACAGCTTTGGGTTTGTCTACCGTATCACTAACAAGAAAACTAAGAAAGCCTACATAGGTTGTAAACAATATTATGTAACACGTAAAGGTAAGAAAGTAGAATCAAACTGGCGTATCTATACAGGCTCTAGTAAATACCTTAATGAAGATATCAAGAAGCTTGGCAAGAAACATTTTCGATTCCAAGTTATTGGTGAATACAAAAACAAGAGGAGCCTTCGCTACTATGAGTGTTATTTTCAGATGATATACAAAGTTCTTACAGCCAAGCTAGAGGGAACAGATGAACCCGCTTACTATAATAATTATGTAGGCGGGAAATTTTATCGTCCTGTTCAGGAGTTTCCAGATGACGAATGAGGTTCCTGACTTCGGTAGTCTTTATGATCTAACAGAGAAAGACCCAGACAAAACTCTTAATCTGGCAATCATACTTCAAGCTTTGTTAGATATGAGTAAGCCTAAAGAATCTAATGAAAGCAATGAGACTGCGTTGCAGAGAGATCAGGCAGCGGCTTGGGTCTTTGCTTCCATTGGAGTTACGTGTGAGAACTTTGAAAACACCTGTCAAATGGCAGGTCTTGAGCCTGACATAATTAGAGACTTTGCCCTTAAAGCCGCCACATCGGAGAACGTAAATGAAATCAGACGAAAGCTCAACTCATTCCTATGACGAACGTAACTATGATTACTATCTTCGCATGATGAAAGAACAAAAACCACTAGATCAGCAAGTAGGAGGACAACACTACAAGGGATGTAGGATACAACCAGTAGAATATATTCACGCCAATGGGCTTGACTATCTGGAGGGGAATGTGATAAAATACATCACACGACACCGTACTAAGGGAGAAGGGAGAAAGGATATAGAGAAAGCAATCCACTATGCCCAACTCATATTGGAAATGGAATACGATAAATAGAAAGGGAACAATGCTATGCCACAATTTCGTTCTAACGAAAACCCTATGTTTCGCTCTAAGTTTAGCGAGGACATATTCAAACATAAGTACGCCCATCATGGGTGTGAGACATGGGACGCACTGGCGTTCACACTGGTAGACGATGTATGTCAGGATCATCTTAGCAAGGATGACAAGGACGAACTGAAACGTATGATCACCGACCTGAAGTTTATTCCCGGTGGTCGTTATCTTTATTATGCAGGGCGTGATAATAAGTTTTTTAATAACTGTTATCTTCTTAAAGCAGAAGAGGATACTAGAGAAGATTGGGCTGACATCTCTTGGAAGTCTGAGTCTTGTCTTATGACAGGTGGTGGTATCGGAGTGGACTACTCTGTATACCGTGAGGAAGGAAGGATACTGCAAGGCACTGGTGGTCTTGCCTCTGGTCCTATCCCAAAGATGCAGATGATTAATGAGATTGGCCGAAGGGTCATGCAAGGTGGCAGTCGTAGGTCTGCTATCTATGCCAGCCTTAACTGGAAACATGCTGATGTAGATAAGTTCCTTGCCAGTAAGAACTGGTATGATATGCCTATAGGAGAGACAGGTTTTTCCATTGGACAGGTAAAGGAACAGGACTTTAACTTTGTTGCACCACTGGACATGACAAACATCAGCGTGAACTACGATACTGAATGGTTACTTAACTATTGGAAGACAGGAGATACAGGAGATGTCTTTAGGACTAATGTACGTCAGGCTCTTAGAAGCGCAGAACCGGGCTTTTCGTTCAATTTCTTCGACAAGGAAAAGGAGACGTTGCGTAATGCTTGCACGGAGGTTACATCTGAAGATGATTCTGATGTTTGTAATCTTGGGTCTGTTAATATGGGGCGCATTGACGATCTGAAAGAGTTTGCAGATGTAATAGAACTTGCAACTAAGTTTCTGCTATGCGGAACACTCAGGGCAAAACTACCTTATGATAAAGTATACAAGACCAGAGAGAAGAACCGTAGGCTTGG